CTGCTAATCTAGACTTACCAAATCGCCTACCAGCAGCTACAACTTTAAACCTAGTTTTATTGTTAAACACCTCAAGTTGTTTAGGGTGTAACTTGACATTTAATGCCGTCATTTAGTATATAAATCTCGTAACAGAGAAATTAAATCTACCAAAGGTACAACAGTTTGTGCTCTAAATTTTCTATCTGCAATTTGTGGATTGAAGTCTGGTGTCATCCAACTAGGCTTAACAACACTTACGGGTGTAAAATTACTCTTCATCTTCTATCTCGTATTCTGCATCAACAATATCATCATTACTTTCTATAGAAACATCTTGCCCTACACCGGTAATATTAATTTGTATCTGGTTAGACTTACCTTTTACTTTACTCAAGTAATCTGCGGGTAACACCCTATCCATAACAAGTTTTAAACAAGCCATCTGGTCTTCATCATTATCATCCAGAGCTTTATCTAAAACCTTTTGTACAATGTACTTACTTTTTCTACCTAACATCTCAGCTAAGACTTCTTGTGCCCTAGCCTTTTTACTTTCTGGCAAAATTGCTTTACTCTTCACTGCCTTCTTATTAATTTTCTTATTCGGCAATATTGGTTCTAAGCCTTGAGCCATTCGCTCTTTGTTTAAACGAACTAATGCTGGTCTCCCTGCACCGGGACGTTTCCCACCACGCTTTTGTGGCTTTTCAGCAGTGGCTTCTGAAACTAACACTTCTACGTCTGGAATTTCCATTTATCTTTTTCAAAGGATGTAATGTTATATATTATAACACAAGTTATTACAAAAGTCAATAGGTAATTGTAAATTAAATATCTTGACTTTCTTTTTATTTTGTGATATAATATTTGTCATAGTGGTAAAGGTTTATTTGTCGGGGTAACTACGACAGGGGTAAACTTAGTTATAAAGGTAGCTACTGTGGGCGATACAAAGCTACTGACCTGTGCTTAACTAGAGGGTGTATCGAAGGTGCTAAGAAAAACCACCTTAATAGTCTAGGTTAATGTCTTATTCGATGGGTGATATTCGAGATTAGACAGGCTGTGTTTAGCTTTGACTAGCTAGGCATTGCTCTGTCTTTTCTCAGGGTGATAACATATTACAATAAGTAATATGTTAATATAAATAATAAACAGCTACTCTAAGGTAGCTGTTTTAGTTTGTAGCGCAAGGCTACAT